AAAGCGCCACCAGTATTCTTAGACAGCTTATTGACGCGGGTACGCTCTCTAACCTACCCGCTGGTCTCAAAGCTCGCGGTCTTCGTATTAAAGGTGACGATTCGCCTCTCATGCCGGGTGAGTTCCGCGACGTGGACGTGCCGGGTGGTGCAATTCGGGATTCAATTGCATTCCTTCCTTACAAGGAGCCATCATCGGTACTCTATCAGTTGCTCGGAAACATCGTGGAAGAGGGAAGACGGATTGGTTCCGTTGCTGATGTACAAGTCGGAAATCTTAACCCGCAGGCGCCGGTAGGAACCACATTAGCTCTTATGGAGCGTAGCATGAAGGTGATGTCTGGTGTTCAGGCCCGCCTACACGCAGCGCTTAAAAACGAGCTACGCATTTTGGCAAAAATCGTAAAAGATTACATGCCAGCCCAATATATCTACGAAACCGAAGGTGACTTCAACCGCCAGAAAGATTTTGATGGGCGCGTTGATGTTATTCCTGTTTCTGATCCAAACGCATCTACACTGGCGCAGCGCGTTGTCCAATATCAGGCCGCCATGCAATTGGCTCAGCAGGCACCAAATCTCTACAATATGGGTAAGCTGCATCGCCAGATGCTTGAGGTTCTTGGCATTAAGGATGCCGAAGAGATTATCAAGCTCCCAGACGATATTAAGCCAGCAGATCCAGTCACGGAAAACATGGCCATCCTGAAACAGGAGCCTGTGAAGGCGTTCAAGTATCAGGATCATGAGGCGCATATTGCGGTGCATATGGCCGCTATGCAGGATCCAAAGCTTCAGGAAATTGTTGGTCAAAGCCCATTTGCTGGGGCCATACAGGCATCAATGGCAGCCCACATCACAGAGCATGTGGCGTTCCAGTATCGCAAGGAAATCGAAAAGAACCTTGGCGTGTCTATGCCGGATGAAGATAAGCCGTTGCCAGAAGATGTTGAGATTGAGATATCTCGCCTGTCTGCTCAGGCAGCCGAAAAGCTTCTTCGCAAGGATCAGGCAGAGGTGGCGCAAGAGCAGGCCATGAAGCAGCAGCAAGATCCACTTACGCAGATTCAGCAGCGCGAGCTTGCCCTTAAAGAGGCAGAGTTCGAGCATAAGAAACAACTTGATATTGCAAAATTACAGGCGGATATGCAGGTAAAAGAAGCAAATATTGAGCTTCAGGAAGATCGCCTGAAGTCAGAAGAGAGACGCGAGGGCGCCCGCCTTGGCGTTAAAGTAGCAACTGAAACCGACAAAGCCCGCAGAGAAGATATGAAGGCGGGGATTGAGCTTGGTCGGGATATGGCAAGGGAGATGACCAATGATGGAAGTGATCAGGGATAAAATTAGGGGCTATATGAATGATATCGCTGACCATATGGCCGGTGGCGGATGCCAAAACCATGAAGAGTATGTTCGGCTGGTCGGCAAAGTCGAGGCGCTCGCCCTCATTGAGAGAGAAATTCTCGATTTGGAGCAAAGATACGAAAAAGACTAACACTTCCGCGAAGGAAGATTATGCGTTATATTGTGAATGTGGAGACTTTCAGGGCAAAAGCCCTGCGAGGTACTGTGAACCTGAATCACTGCAAAAGGAACAGAAATGTATTCTGCTGAAAAAACAGTTGAAGAGTCAACTGCTAGGAAAATACCAGAACCATCTGGCTACAAACTCTTGATTAAGCCACTTGAGGTTAAAGAAAAAACAGAATCTGGAATCTACATGCCCGATTCACTGAAGAATGCAGAGCAAACTGCATCAGTGATTGGATTTGTAGTGAAGGTTGGGCGCGATGCATATAAGGATCCTGAAAAGTTTCCTAACGGCCCTTACTGTAAAGAAGGTGATTTCGTGATTTTTCGGTCTTATTCCGGCACAAGGTTTAAGGTTGATAAACAGGAGTTCCGTCTTATCAATGACGACACCGTTGAGGCTGTTGTCGATGACCCAAGGGGATACACAAGAGCATGAATAATACAGCTGAAAAAATTGAAGAAGATCTAACTGAGGTGGACTTGGATAATACTGAGTTTGAGGTAGACATCATTGATGATACCCCAGACGAGGACAAGAACAAGCCTCGCCGCGCAGATGATGCGGAAGCGCAGATACCGGAAGACGATGAGATTGCAAACTATAGCGAGAATGTGCAAAAGCGCATTAAGCAGCTAAAGTTTGAGTATCATGAGGAGCGCCGCCGCAAGGAAGAGGCCGCAAGGCTGCAAGATGAGGCAGTTGATTACGCCCGTAAGGTATACGAGGAAAATCAAAGGCTACGCAAAACCCTGCAAGAGGGTGAAGGCGTTCTTGTTCAGCAGGCCAAGAGCCGCGTTGAGGCAGAGCTTGACCGTGCAAAGGCAGCTTATAAAGAGGCCTATGAGACCGGCGATCCTGATAAGCTTATTGAAGCACAGGAAAAGCTTACAGCGCTTCAGAATGAAAAGTTTAGAGTTGAGTCATACAAGCCAAAGCCTGAGCCAGAGCAGCAAACTCCAGTTCAGCTTGAGCCAAGAAAAAAGGTTCCAGAGCCTGATGCGCGCACAAAAGAATGGGCATCAAGGAATGAGTGGTTTGGAAATGACACAGAAATGACAGGATATGCCTTTGGTGTGCATGAGTCTCTTGTAAGACAGGGAATCAATCCACAGTCACAGGCAGATGAGTATTATAGCCGTATTGATGCATCTATGCGTCATCGGTTCCCAGACAAGTTTGGTGAGCAGATAGTTGAGGCTGCACCTGTTCGTCAAGCTGGTTCCGTGGTTGCCCCCGCAGGTCGGAGTGCAAAAAAACCACGCAGAGTGCAATTGACCTCAACACAAGTCGCTCTCGCCAAGCGTCTTGGCCTTTCGGCAGAACAATATGCGGCGCAACTCTTGAAGGAGTCATCAAATGTCTAACAGAACCCCACGCTCAAGTGAGTCTCGTGAAGTAACGGCTCGCAAAAAAACTTGGCAAAGACCGGGCATGCTGCCTACCCCCGAACCACGCGAAGGTGTTGAATATCGCTGGATTCGCACATCAACCTTGGGTAACGCAGATAACACCAATGTTTCGTCTAAATTTCGTGAGGGTTGGACGCCAGTTAAGGCAGAAGATCATCCTGAATTACAAGTGTTGCCTGATATCGACTCTCGATTTCAAGGTAATGTTGAGGTTGGAGGATTGCTACTTTGCGAGAACTCAACCGAATATGTGGAATCTCGCCGTGAAGCTCACGATGAGATGAACGCACAACAGATTGACTCTGTAGATAACAACTATCTCAGACAATCAGATCCTCGTATGCCTGTTCTGAATCCAGAACGGTCTACGAAAACTTCGTTTGGTAAGTAACCTAAACAGGGCGCTTACCGTTTTTACAATGGCTTTTCAGAAGGAGAGATGATTATGTCTTCAGTAGCCGCTCCCTTCGGTCTGCGCCCAATTGGTCGCTTGGACAATGGTTCACAGGAAGTTTTCCGCCAGTATCCAATCGCGTCTGCATACAACACAAACATTGCAACTGGCGATATTGTGCATCTTGTAGACGGTGGTACAGCCACCACAATTGAAAAGCAGGCCGCAGTAGGTACATCTGCGATTGATATCGTAGGCGTATTTATTGGGTGTTCATACACCGATCCAAACACAAAGCAAAAGATTTTTTCTCAGCTTTGGCCCGCAGGCACCGTTGCATCTGATGCAATGGCATTTGTCGTAGATGACCCGAATACTCTGTTTGCAATCCAAGCAGACGGTGCGCCAGCTAACGTTGGTGACATCTACGGTAAGAACTGTACTCTGGTACAAACTGCACCAAACACTGATCTCAAGATCAGCCGTGTAGCTTTGGACATCTCAGAGCTTGATGTAACCGCAACAGACCCAATCAAGGTAATTGATTATCTGGGCGGCCATGAAGGCGATGAGAAGGGTTCAGCTTACCCAATTCTGGTTTGTAAGTTCAACTACCATCAGCTCACCGCAGCTGCTGGCGCAGCCTAAAGGAGTGTAACTGATGGCTATTTCACGCGCACAACTCCTGAAGGAACTACTGCCGGGTCTTAACGCATTGTTCGGCATGGAGTACGAAAAGTACGAAAACGAGCATGCAGAAATCTATGAAACCGAAACTTCAGAGCGTAGCTTTGAGGAAGAGGTCAAACTTTCTGGTTTTGGCGCAGCGCCTGTAAAACCAGAAGGTTCAGCGATTTCTTACGACAACGCGCAAGAGTCCTTCACAGCCCGTTACAACCACGAAACAGTGGCAATGGGCTTCTCTGTAACAGAAGAAGCTATGGAAGACAATTTGTATGACGCGCTCTCAGCACGTTACACAAAGGCTCTTGCCCGCGCTATGGCCTACACAAAGCAGGTCAAAGCAGCTTCTTTGTTGAACAACGGCTTCACCACTTTCCAGTCTGGCGATGGTGTAACCCTGTTCAACACTTCACACCCAACAGTACAGGGTGGCGTCAATGGTAACCGTCCTGCGGTTAACGCTGACCTGAACGAGACTTCATTGGAAGATGCTGTCATTAACATTGCTGCCTTCGTTGACGAGCGCGGCCTGTTGATTGCTGCTCGCCCACAGAAGCTCATCGTTCCGCCAGCACTGATGTTCGTTGCAACTCGTCTGCTTCAGACAGATCTGCGTGTCGGCACAGCCGATAACGACATCAACGCTCTTCGCTCAAATGGTTCAATCCCACAGGGCTTCCGCGTCAATCACTACCTGACTGACAACGATGCATTCTTCCTGACCACGGATGTTCCAAACGGCATGAAGCACTTTGTCCGTACTCCGATGTCAACATCTATGGATGGTGACTTTGACACAGGCAATGTTCGCTACAAAGCCCGTGAGCGTTACAGCTTCGGCGTGTCAGACCCACTAGGCGTTTACGGTTCACCGGGTGCCTAAATAATACTAGGGTACAAACTTTTGATAGGGCGTCTTTCGGGGCGCCCTTTCTTTTGCTATAATGTATAGGAACCTTGACAGTCACATGGTGTGGCTGACATTTGCCAAGACAAGGAGTTCCTTATGGCTAATACTACTTTTTCGGGGCCGATTATTTCTAACAACGGCTTCACATCTACTGGCATCGCATTTGCCGATCTCCCCACAGCTACTGCCAATACTGGCCGGATTATCTTCTGCTCTGACGCCCGCAAGGCGGCTGAAGGCGCTGCTGCCGGAACAGGCAACCTAGTATTCTCTGATGGCACTAACTGGATTCGTGTAGACACTGGCGCGGTAGCAACAGCTTAATAGGAGGCTATGATGTCTTCTTTTGAAGTAAGAGCTTATAACGTGCCGTTGGCTGGCTTTTCCGCTGGCCTTGTTGGACCCGCTAGATCCCGTATCAAGGGTGTTCTTATTTACGGAACCGCTCCAGTATCATTTACGCTAAAAGATGGAACTAATGCAGGCGAGACGCTTCTTGACCTGACGGTTGCTGCTGGCTGGAACGATGTATACATTCCAGATAACGGAATTGTTGCGGAAAACGGCGTGTATGTATCTGCCTTATCAGGCACAGGCGCCATAATCACATTGTTGTTGGGTTAAATGGCTGGAAGAGAA